AATCTTTTTCTTTTCCATAATTACCTTCCTGTTTTTTTATTTCTCCACTTAGCAGAACGTTTTCTTCTTTTTTTCTTACCAAGCTTTCGTCTTCCTTTGTGCTTCGCTAGTCCTACTTTAGCCACTAAACTCCACACAATCCTTCGCATTCATCTGCGAATTCCTCATCAAATGTTTCACCAAATAAACTTGCTTGTTTCTTTGGTTCCATAAAATTTATTTCACGCAACGGCTTAGCTGATTTGTGTAAAAACAATTCTGCCGTTGTGTTTTTTAGCCCATGTCTTATCTTATCGTCAACTTCGCATGCATCTTCAAAATCTGCTGGATAATTCTTTTGCATATTCTTCCATTGATCGTTATGATGATATGGGCACCCTATGCACGACGATTTGCCAGGCATAGGGTGTTTTTTAATATCACGATACCACTGAAGACAATCCATACGAGACATCTTCATTTCTATTAAAGGCCAACGTGATGTTAACCATGGTAGCCTAGCGTTTTTCATACGCATAGCTTCATCAGTAGATATACCTATCCATTGCTCCACAATGGTGCCTTTTTTAACTCTGTGTCTTGGTTTTACACCTAATAATTCTCTAATCTTTTTTTGAATAGGAATAACTTTATAGTCATGTGTACACTGCCTATAAAGCATTCCTACTTTTCCACCAGGACGTGCTGCAAATAAAGGTGGATTTGGTACACGTCCAGCAAACGATTTATGCTCCTCATTTGACCCTGGAACTGGGTTCGCTGCACGGATAAGATCCTCACGGATATTACCACGTTCTACAGTAATGAGTGGGCAGATCGTTATTGCTTTCTTTAAATATTCTACATGCTCATATACAAAAGATGGTTCCCACCCAGTATCAGCAAATATCATATAATCTGGTTTATGTTTTGTTAATCCTTCTTGCGCCATGAGTGCCAAACAGGATGACTGAACCCCTGCACCGAGTGATAATATACGCATCGTCGGTTCTCGTTTGTTTCCTTCTTCGTCGAAGTATTCTGGCTCTTTTGTGGCAGCAACTGCCGCCATGTTGTTAAGCTTTTTACGATCAATTTTCGTAGACATTTGTTCAAGTACTTTTCTTCGCTCATACTCCATTTGCTCCGGATTTATGGCAAAACTATTCTTTTTGTTTTCCAATCTTTTTTTTCTTGCTTCTTTATTTATGCTCATTTTGCATCTCCCCAATTATCTTTAATTTTAAAATCAACTTTAGAAGGTACTTCCAATTTCATAGAATTTTCCATTATATCTTTTATATTTTCTGCCTCTTTATCAGATTTTACACTACAATTCAACTCATCATGAACTTGTATAAGAGGTATTATACCAAGGTTTTCATATACATCAACCATAGCTTTTTTAGTTTGATCTGCAGCTGTTCCTTGTATTAAACGATTTAATGCTTTGTAGGTACCAGCTCTTTTTATTTGACCACCATACTCAGCTTGCGCTTGTTTAAGTGGTAATGCTTTATGAAAAACACCTGGGTCATACCAAGAAGGTTCATATAAATCAAACCTGCATTTTCTTCCTAAATAGGTTCTAATTGTTCCGACTTTGTTCGCTCTGTTCATAACATCTTCAAGCATGCCTTGCATGAAAGGAACTTTAATTCTAAACTCTTTAAGCATTTCTTTTGCTTCCATTGGGCTAATATCTAAATCCACAGCCATCTTCTTGTAGCCCATGCCATACATAACACCCAGACCAATAGTCTTAGCTAACCTACGATCAATTCCCGCCATCTCTGCTGTTTGTTTATGAAAGTCTAATCCTTTTACAAATGCTTGTTGCACTTCTTCTGCACCTGCATTTTTATTTAATATGGCAAAATGTGTAAGGATACGAGGTTCTTGTTGTGAATAATCAGCTGATAGCCAATATTCACCTTGTTCTGGTATAAATATCTTTCGTAACTCAGATCCAAATTCATTTCTAATAGGCATTTGTTGTAAGTTAGGGGCATACATAGAAAATCTACCAGTTACAGTACCACCACTATCGCCACGTATTTGATTTATATGTGCGTGTAATCTATCATTATGAATATATTTAGCTATTCCATCAACAAAAGTTCCTTGTAATTTATTCAATACACGTGCTTTTGTAATCATACGAGGAAGCTCATGCTTATGTGTTTCCAAAAAAGTTTGAGTAAAACTAGGAGCACCCAACGCAGTTCTTGGGTATTCTAAATTAACATCATCAAATGCCTGGGCCACTGACCGTGCTGCCCAAACCTGCACATCAGATCCAGTAATATCTTTTATTCTTTTAAGATAATTCTTTTCTTTTACCTGTAACTTTCTTTTAAGTTCAAATGCTCTTTGCATATCAACTCTAACACCACGTTTAGTCATGTTAAATATAACCCTAATTAGTCTACACTCTGTGTCATACACAGTCTCTAATGCATCGTTTTTAATCTCTAGCATCAATTTTTCATGTAATCTAAAAGTAAGAAGGGCGTCTGCTTCTGCATATTCTCCTACAAATTCTGCTGGAAGTTTATACATCTCTGCCTTAGGATCTATTCCTAGCTCCTCTGCCTTAGCTTTTAAAACCTTTTCATCCTTATATTCACCTAAATACTCACTAACTATACTATTTAGAGTATATGAATATCTATTCTCATTTAATAATGCAGCAGCAATCATAGTGTCATGAATATACCCTTTAACTTCAATATTTAGCACGCTGAGCCACCCAATATCGTACTGCGCATTGTGGAATACCTTTTGTATAGATTCGTCCTCACACACCTCTCTAATGTACTCTACGATAATATCTTTATCCATATTACCCCCACCTTCGTGAGCAATTGGGTAATATGCTGTAAAATCACCACTAGATATGGCAATTCCTATAACATCCCCAACTTTTCGAGGCCAACCAGGACCCATTTTCTTTAAATCAGTATCGCAAGTCTCTAAATCTATCGCCACAACTTGTCTTCCCTTCATGGAAGGTGTTTCTGTAGGATGTAACCATTCTGCTTTTACTTCATTTTTATTAAAAAGATCCACTGTCACCTATCTCTCCTGCAATTGCTGAATAACCAGCCATGTCAATAAAATTATCCAAGTTAAATTTCTTTCCCTGATTGGAACGTGAAACTTTAAGTAATACCATCATAATCGCTACATCTTGCGCAGTAATAGATGCCATTGGCTGTAATTTACCGTCTAAAAATATATTCCAAAACTCTGCAATTTCTGCATGATTCTTAAATGCATCTCCATGTGATTCATTTCTATCATTAGAAATGATCTCTTTAGCTTTCGCTAATATTTCTTCTTTGGTCATATTATAAACCCTCTTTCTCTTTGTGGTTGAACTATATGTAGCGATTGCTTAGCCCTTGTGGCCCCTACATAAAAAACTCTATTTGTATCATCGGAATCAATTTCCATTTCATCTTGGTTGGCACGTGATAGATCTGTCATTAACATAACATTATCACATTCACCACCTTTAGCCATGTGTATTGTACTTAAATTAATTTTAGGTAAAACCCCTAATCCACCGTGCTTCTCTAGTGATAATATGTATGATTTATCTTTTTCTCCTATTGTTTTAAATGCAACATCCCAAGGAATACCTGCATTCATTAAACCATGATGCATTGTCAAAGATTCTACATTATACTTTCCATTCTCATCCAAAGTTTTTAAAGTTTTGTAACCTCTTTTCACACCAACACCACTTTTTAAATTTTCATAAATTGCAGCGACATCATTGTAAGATATTTCTTCAAAATCATTCAATCTTTTCCACGCACTAACAGCTTTAAGTAAGCTTTGTTTAATTGGCGACTTACCATAAACTGTGTAAGGAAGACCTAATTGACGGACATCATCTTCAATTTCATCTAGCATATAACTGCAAGTTGCAAGAGCTAACCAATTACCCTCTCTCATATCAACCCCACCAGGATAAGCATGAAATCTAACTTCACCTTCTTCATCCCTAGCTTTCCATTCTTTAGATCTACGATTAGAAATTCTTGTAACAATGTCAGCTGCTATTTCATGAACTTTTACTGGGCATCTATAAGATTGTTTTAACACACTTACATTTCCTTCCATATTAATTAAATGTTCAATATCAGCTCCTGCCCATCTAAATATAGCTTGATCATCATCTCCACTTATATAAACTCTTTCAGAATTGCCCCATATCTTCTCACACATATTCCATTGTAATTTGGTTAAATCTTGTGCCTCATCAACAATCACTACATCTAGTTTTGGAATAGGCCCAAACTCTACATATTGTGTCAACATATCGGTAAAATCAAATTTATTATATTCGTGTTTATAATCTTCAAAAGAACGATAAGCCCACAACAATTCTTCCCAGGCATATTCTAAATTAGATCTATTATAAAAATCCTGTAATTCTAAACACTGCATTTTAGATTTATTAATATCTCTTAAATATTTGTTATCAGTTGTCACTACCCCATTATCCTCCCAATCAGCAGTTACTCTTTTTAAATCAACACCATATTTCTGAGAAAATTCTGTATAATCATTGTGATCCATAACTTCTGCTTTAGTAAATCCCATTTGCCTTTTACCAAATGCATGCAGTGTGCAGAAATAAGGAAAATCTTTATCTGTCAAATTAAACTTAATTTTAGCTCTGTCTCGTGCTTCATTAGTTGCTTTTGTAGTAAAACTAACAAAGGCAATTCTATCCGGAGGCGTACCATTTTTTAATTCCCGGTCCACTATCCGCAGTAAGTTCTCAGTTTTCCCTGTGCCTGGAGGCCCTAGTATTATATTAACGTTTGGCAATTCTGCACTCTCCTTCCTTGTTTACAAATATAAATTTCATTTTTAATTTCTTTTGTTCTTGGGTTAATCTCCTACATATACGTGTTCCTGGTTTCCAAG